TTAATTTAACTGACTTTGGTCATGACCTTTGTCACCGTATTTTTGAATGAGCAGCTTAATTGCAGCTACCTGCTCATAATTCAGAATTACCTCATCAATTCCTTGAAATTCGTTATGTAAAATAACCTGCCCATTAACAATTTCAAACGGATTTTTCTCAGACATTTTTACACCTCGAACATTAGTTTCTTTGATTATAATTATAGCATTTAAAATCAATTGAGAAACAATTGCAAAGAAAACGAAAAGAATCGAACGGGTAAAAATGCCTATATATCAACGTTTATACGCCTGTTAAAAAGAAAGCAAAAAGAAAAAGCCCTACGCATGGCCTGTGTTAATCAAGGAGAGGACTTTCACTTCCTTTTTGTTTAGTATAGTTTGGTGCCATGTGTAGGGCTTGTATTCAATTGTTATTAAAAAAGGCCCGGCATAAAGCCGAGCTTAAGTTGCGCGATATGGACTAGTCCCGACCAGGTGCGCTGAGCCTGGCCTTTCCATATCGCTATTATACCACACTATTCAAACTTTCCGTACACCTCGCCAGTCTTAGCATTGCGGACAGCTACATAGCCATAGCCATTGCCACGTGGCTGACGAACGTAGACAAACTCACTACCCCGTGACCAGGCGTCATACTTGATCACACTACCNGCNGGCAGGACCGCAATCGTAGATGCACTAGGNCGTGCGCCCCAACGCANGTGTANNGNCGTGTTGCTGATAAACTTGCCNTCTTCNGCGTGCCAGGTGTCGCCTAAGTTGTCCGTCCACGTGGTCTGTGGATTAACGACCGGCTTAGCCTGATCAACCTTAGGCTGTGGTGATGGCGTAGGGTTGGCTACGTTGGCTTTGGCAAACTTGTCCCAAGCCGCCTCGTCNAGGTACCAGATAGACCGGTCCATGTCGCCACCGGTNTACTGCCAGCCGGTGATAAACTTAAACGCACCGCTGGATACTGCCATGTTAGGCACCGTCCAGCTCCCCCACGTCATGCTTGCGTACTTGGCGACCCACACGCCACANTCGTTGGCACAGTTGGCAACNTGAGCNAGNGCCGACTCNGATACATAGATGACACACCAGACACCGGTCCGATCGTGCACGCGGTCGACAAACCGGCGTACCCAGTTCGTGTTGCCAAAAGCACTGTTCTGGTATCTTTCCCAATCTACGATCAGCATACCCGTACCGACATAGTTTTTGATGTTATCGATAAANTAGTCGGCCTCTGCTACCGGGTCGCCGCCACCGGCATAGTGGTAGTAGCCAAGCTTTTTGCCCAGCGACTTAGCCAACTCTACCTGGTGGTTGCACTTCGGGTTGACGTAGCCCGTACCTGTGTAGCCTTAACGATGACTGCCTGCGCGTGGCTGTCTTGGATGATACTGTCCGATGAGCCACTNTATACGTCCACACTATACATAGTCATACTTATTTGCCTCCCTTATTCTTTCTAGCGCCAGTGATGGCGTTGTAGTCCGTTGCGTCATAGTCTGACTGGAGCTTGACCAGGATCTGTTTGATTTGTGGTGGCAGCCATAGTCCCATCTCGCCCCAATTTTCCGTGATTGATGTTAGATAGTTTAAGATAAAACCCCACACCATCGTCTGTGCCAGCCAGGCATAGCCCAGACTGATCAGATATGGATAGATACTGATGATGCTAACCAGAACTACTGTATGTTTGATTAGGCCAAACAAGCCTCGAGTTGAGTTGGTTTTGCGTACAAAAACTGACCGAATATAGCCGGTCGCTACGTCGATCATCACACACCAAACAAAAGCGATGATCAGCGGATCATCCACCATATGCCTGATTTGGTGGATCATTAAAATATGATATGGCACATTTCTAATCTCCCTTCAAAGCCGCCCCATAAGGTACTGTTAGCTTTCTCTGGCGACTTATTTTTAGTTAGCTAGGCTTGACTAGTATCCGTGCTCGTGGATTCGCTGGCGCTGGCTGACGTAGACGTGCTTGCGTCCACGTAGTCCTTGCCAGTGATTTCCTTGTACTGGTCAGCCGTGATCGTGTGGTAGACCACGTAGCAATCAATTGGGAACCCCCACCCGTAAAGCGTCTTGACAAAGTCAAATTCCGTCATCATAGTCTTTCACTCTCCTTAGTTAGTCGTGGTCGTGGATTGCGCCTTGAGCTGAGCAACTGTCTGACCAAGCATGGACACCATCTGCTTAAGTTGCGCGTTGTCCTGCTTGATCTGTACGTTTTCGGCGTTAGTTTTGGCTACCNGTTGGCCCAGCAGACTGATCATCTGTTGCTCAGCAGTTGGCTTAGCTGGAGCTGGCTTGTTGAGCGCGTCGATCTCCGCTTTGCTGAGCGTTTCAACCCACTTGTTTTGAGCCGTGTCAAACTTAGGCTTATACATACCGGCGCCGTTGGCGTCATATGGTACGACCGTTGTTTCGTTGGCTTCCAGTGGCGCGCTTCCAGGATCAGCACGGAGCCGTCCCAGTAGCCGTTGGCGTCATAGTGATAGGCCGTGACGAGTTGGTCGCCACCAACCCACTTAGAGCCGTTCCAAAATTGATTGTTGTCTGCAGGTGCCACGTCTGTCTGACCGTCCGTTAGTGCAGTGCCCTCAGCAACGCTGATTGCGCCGGCAAAGGGATGCAGACGGTCAGTCGTGTCGTAGGTGTAGACGAGCACTTGCTTTGCGTTTTCATCCGCCATGTTTTACTTCCTTTCTGTTAGTCATCTAGATGGATATACATTGTCCCAATGTTCATGTACCGCTGTTCAGTGCTTTCGGTCGTCCAAAAATATAGATTATCTAAGTTGTTGGGATCGGAAGTTGTGATGTAACTGTGCTGATTAGCGGTAAATGCGATCGGCATGTTAGGTTTGATCGTACTTGCGATTTTTAAAAACGGTTTGCCAAATGCGCCTGTTGGTACGGTCATGCTTTCGATGTATAGATAGATAATTTTGAAATGATTGAATTGCACGATGACAGCTGCTACTTGATTAGCTGTTGCGCCATTCATAAACGTTCCCACGTTCGTTGAATATGAAGCATTATCAACTGGCAACTTGTTAATCAGTGCAAAATTGTTGTTAAGTGTTGCGAGCCAGTCCGTTTGACCGGCGGTAATTTGATTTACCGGCATTTTTAAGTCCTTTCCAGGACTGGCTGTGGTTGCTACCAAATTTCCAGTGCGAACACGTTAAGCGTAGGCCCACTGTATACACTACCCGGAATGTACATCCGCAGATGTACCATGCCGCTCGAATCGGTCGTGGCACTGATGTCGCCAATGATCGATGCACGTTGTGGGTAGATATAGTTGGAGAACAGGTGGCTAGGTGCCCCGCTTGGCATCGTGGCAAACTCAACGTCTTGGTTAGGCGTTGTGTCTTTGCCACTTAGCCAACCAGAGACAATCGACAGCCAATGACTGCCGATTTTCCATGAGTTGCACGTTAGCGATCCTTTCCAACCGTTAGTGAGCGTTACTGGATATACGGTAGTTGCTACCTTATCGCCGATTTGCGACAGGTCGTTGTTTAGTACGGACAGCCAGTCCTTTTGCCCAGATGTGATAGTCGAAATTGCCATTAAAAAACGCCCCCTTTGCTGGAGACGTTTGCGTGGCTAATCAGGAGCGCATTTGCGCCCCCCCCGAAAATTTTATCGAACATATTTTCTAGTCCTTTCTGGGACTAAGGACTGGCCGTACTAGCTACGCGACAATGATCATGCTGATGTATGACCCAAAGTTGCCGATCGCGAAGCTGTAACCATTGGTGATTGTGATCTTACCGGTGCTGGAGTCAAACTCCAAGTCGCTGGCCGGACTGCCACCTACTGAGCTTGTCTGCGCGAAGTAGGTAGAGATAGGATCGTAGATGTTGCTGGCAAGTTGAATGATGTCAAGGTGCTGGTTAGACGCGATGTTGCTGGGAATCGTAACGTACCCTGCAATCTCGATAACCACGCGCTTCTTGCTACCCACAACCTGCGTAGCTTTACGCCAACACAGATTCTTACCGTTACCCAAGCCGTTTAAAGCCGTGATTCCGGCCGTTGACCACTCGGTAAAATCGCCAATCTGACTTAAGTTACTGTTTAAAGTGCTAAGCCAATCCTTTTGTCCCACTTGAATTTGTGTAACTGCCATTATCCAAGCACCACCTTTCCGGCGAGTGCTCGGTTACGGTTAATCAGGTGAGCGCGTACGCCCCCCCCACGTGAAATAATGAACATGTTGATTATCCTTTCCGGGCAAAAGGACTGGCTGAATTGGCGTCAGTAAGAGCGTACTAACATAAAATTGAAGTACGTACCCTTGCTGATGTCGGCACCGTAGTTTTCTTCCGTCAACGTGAGCGTCGTACCGGACCGTGTAATTACACCGCCGACCGCCCAATTGGTGACCTGCGACCATGCCACGCCTTGACCAACGTCAGTGTCCGACGCAAGCCGCCCGAAATCAATCGACTTGTTGCTTGCGCTTAACGCTGATCCGATCGAAACACTACCGGTTGTGATTGCCAAGTGGTGGCTGCCGATCTGATATACAACGGTAGACCCAGTGACGTTACAGCCGTTGATTGCTGTGATTGGTACTGTGGAAGACGATACCTTGTCGCCAATCTGGCTCAAATCGCTGTTGAGCGTGCTGAGCCAGCCTTCCTGCCCTGCTGTGATCTGTGTGATTGCCATCAGCGGTCACCGCCTTTCACGGAAACCGCGCTATCAGTGGGGTTTAAGTTACCCCCCCACGGCTTACAAATGTAGTCATAATGCTACCTCCTTTTTAATTCCATGCCGTAGTTCGGCGCCAATCCGTCCACGTGTTGGCAAAACGACTGCGGATAAACTCGTTCGCCTCACCGTCCACGAAGACCTGTACCAAGTTGCTAGACGTGCCCTTAACCGACATGAATCCAGCCTTGCCGTCTGGATTGTTGCTGGCACTCGTGTTGGCAACGTAGTAAACCTTGCCTGGAGTGACCAGCGTGTTAAGGTCAGCGGTTGACGTTTCAGCGTTGAAGAAACTGTTAACGTATGCTTGCATCTGGTCAGTAGTAGGCACTTGCTTATTGTTGACTAACGTGCTGTACGTGTTGATTGTGTCTTGTGTTGCTTTAAGCTGCGACGTTAAGCCGGTAAAGGCTGAGCCATTCAAAATGCTGCTAAGCTGTGCCTTAACTTCGTCAGCCTTTGCCTGTACGTCAGCCACAGCCTTGTCCATCTCGGACTGATAAGGCGTAGTGTTGACGCCCATCTCGACCAGATTAGGCAAGACGTGCAGCCAAACGTTGACCGTTGATACAGTGCCTTTGCTGTCCTGCACGTAAAAATAGGTACTGTCCTTATCCCAATCGCCCTCATGCTTGAACATGCCGGCCGGGAAGTAGTACGTCACCCGTCCCGTTTGGGCATTATCGCCGGCTTGGTCAGCCTCTGCCCAGCCGACTGCCCGATATCGATCGCCGACTGGATCCCTGCCGGCAAAGCCGACTGATCGATTGTCTTTGGTCAGATCATATGGCAGACCGTTTGCTTTGATCCAGAGCTTGCAAAAAGCCCGGCTGTCACCGACTCGGCCTTGAAAATTCTTGGTCAGGTCGACTAGCGTTGTGCCGGGCTTTAAAATGTCAAGCTCGACATACTCGTTAACTGCCATTGTTCCCCTCCTTTACATATACGGTTCTACGTAATCAAAAAGCCGGTCTAACGTATCGTTAGCCGACTTGAAATCATTGTTTAAGTTGTTCAGCAGCTCATCGTTTAGCGACAAGCTGTTAGGTATCCATAGCGATACAGTGCTTGTCAGCTCGCCGGTTTGCTGATCAATCAGCGAGTGATNGTTGTAGCATGCGACNACACTGTTAACCGCTGTCTGCACGTCCTGCATTAGGTGCTTGAGCCAGATGTAGGCGTTACGATTGATCAGCTCNTCCGACAAGTCCGGTACCGTGTATTTAGGCACGTCAGTATCCATAAAAACGCCATTGACGGCATTTAACAGCCAAGACGCTTTATTATAAACGTGCTGTACACAAGTACGATACGAGCTTGTCAGCGTGGCTAAGTCGCTCATGAGTACATAGCCTTTTTGATAGTCCATCAGCTCACCTCACTACGTCCACAAGGTGGTTTGACGCCAAGCGGTCCACGTACCATCTGATAACCATGAACGAACGTAAAGCTCGTTGTTATGAGTGTCATGCAGAAACTGCGTGCCGTTAGTGCCAGTAGTGCTTGCAACCACAATCATGTTGGCATACGTCTGACCGGATAAAGGACTATGTGTCAACGTCTGCCCGTTGGTGTAGTAGTAGCCATTGGACTTAACGTTGTTTAGGTCAGCCGTGCTTAGATTGCTTGTAGCGATCGAACCAGGGTCGCCCTTAGGACCTTGAATACCCTGGATACCTTGCGCACCTCGCGGGCCGGTTTGACCGGTATCACCTTTGTCGCCTTTTGGCCCTTGAATGCCTTGCGGGCCTTGTGCAAGCAGCATCCAGTATTCTTGGTCGGTCACGTCTTCGCCGTCATTGGCCCTTACGCAGACATAACTGCGGTTGCCATTAGATACAATATCGAGCACGTGGTAGTTGGTGTTGAGCTGAAACTCGCCACGCGCATGTACAGTGTTAGTCATCTAGTCACCACCTTTCGTTAACTCCATTGAGTCGTCTGACGCCATGCCGTCCATGCGCCATTGTGCTTGTTGCGGATATACAGGTTGTCAGAAACAGTGTGCATGGTCTGCGTGATAATTCCGCCGGCATTAATGACCTTAAGCAAGCCAGTCTCGCCGTTTGGCTTACCGTTAACACTCGTCGAATTAACACCATAGTAGCCAGAAGTAGTTAGCCCATCACACGTGCCAGAAGTAACCGCCGTAACCGCAAACGGGTCTTTTAAAACGTCGTTAGGATCGTCAACCGTCATATGCCAGTGACCATCGCTCTTGTTGATGTAAGGTTTATAGCTCTTACCCGACATGCCAGTAGCACCAGTAGCGCCTTGCTCACCTTGTACACCTTGCGGGCCTTGTGTGCCTTGCACGCCCTGTTTACCTTGCGGACCTTGCACACCTTGTGCACCAGACATATCAGTGACCAGTGATGCCTTACCGCCCGTCCACACAAACAGTTTGGCGTTATCTGCGTCATTGACGGTTGAGTCGATAATCGCAAAGTCGCCTTCGCTCAAATCGTTTGGCCCGTTAGCGTTAAGCAATGCTACGGTTGCGTACGTCTTCTTAATGCTGAAAGGCTTGCCAGCCGGTCCTTGAATCCCTTGCGGGCCCTGGATACCTTGTTTACCCTGCGGGCCTTGAATACCCTGTGCACCAGTAGCGCCGGTATCCCCCTTATCGCCTTTATCACCTTTCGGCCCTTGAGCTACGACGCCCAAGTCAATGTCAGTTGTTGCCAATTTCTCATCACCTTTCTATGACCAGAAGTTGATCTGACGCCATGATTTCCAGGNGTTACTCCACCGTTGCCGTACCCAAACATCACCAGAGTTAATCTGGTAGATTGTCTGCACTATCATATCGCCACNGTGATATGCATCGACTTTCATGNTGAACCAGTCGCCCATATCAGTACCAGTGGTCGGATGATTAGTGTAGTTAGACAATGCGTTAGGCATGTAGTACTTGCCCGTAGTCGTGTAGTTATTAAGGTCTCCACTTGATACAGTCGTCGTATCGTCGGCGTTTGGTATGCTCGGCTTGCCCGAAATGTTAGCCCACGTCAGGTCAGACTTGTTGACTTTGTTAACGATTGCATTGGTTATCTTTTGGTCGGTGTCTAAAACATTAGGCGTCCAAGGGTCAGCAACATTTCTTTTAGAAAATTTAACTTTACTAATGTGTATTGCACAACCACCCAAAGCTCTTAAATAAATCGTACCGGCATAAGTACTAACAGAAGTATGGATAACAAAGGTGTTAGCATCTCGCAAGTTAGAATTTATTATCGTTCGATAGTTGTCTTTGTATGGAGTGACTGCTTTACCATCTTTCCCTTTTTCAACGAGATACGTACACGGGTGTACACTGCCATTGTCAACATAAGACGAGATTTGGAAAGACATTACGTAATCGGTATTTGGATCTAGTGTTACGTCTTGTGTTAAATCACAACAACTACTAGCAGCGTTAGTTGTGTTACTACGGTTATCTAACACAAAGCCATCGGTACCAACGCTATGCGAACCAGTACTGTTGATACCCCAGTACTTTCCTATAGTCGCTTTGTCTTCGCCGAGAAAGCTCGAGTGGACAAGCATGTTGTCTCCATTAACAACTGATCCGTCTTTACCAGGATTTCCCTGTGGCCCTGTAGCACCAGTCTCACCTTTTGGCCCCTGTGGTCCTTGAACACCTTGAATGCCCTGCTTGCCTTGCGGACCTTGCACGCCTTGTGGGCCTTGCGCTCCAGTATCGCCCTTATTGCCTTTGGGTATGGTGAATCCAGACGACAGACCGGTAACCGTACAGCTTGTTGAGCTGAGCGAAGTGATACGCCAGAAACCAATGTCAACGCCATTGCCGTTGGGGTACTGGTCAAACACAATGTCGCCTACTTTAGCAATGTCGCTAGGCTGTAGGTTTGAGCGAGCAAAGGTAGCCGTTTGACCACTGGCACCATTGCCGGATATATCACCGTTGTACTTAATGATGTTTACTCCCGTTGGCCCAGCCGGACCAGTAGCACCTTGCGGACCTGTTGGACCGGTATTGCCTTGTGGACCTCGTGCACCGGTTGCTCCGGTCTCGCCTTTGGGACCCTGTGGACCACGCGCTACCACGCCTAAGTCAATATCTTGTGTTGTCACTCACTCACCTCCTAACTCCATTGTGTCGTTAACCGCCATGCTGTCCATGTGCCATTGTGACGGGTACGGGTATAGCAGCCGGCAGTCGCGCTATCGATGTACGTCTGCCATACCTCGCCGCTATTGGCCCTAATTGTCAGCAGCCCACTGGTTGACGGTATGTTGGCAACTGTGCCATCGATACGATAGCTATCGTCCATCGTAAGGTCGTTAGCGTTGCCCTGCGTAATCACACCAACGATAGCCGGCATGTCAACGTTGTTGATCAGCCGGATATGCCAGTGCTTGTCGTCCGCAATATACGGTTGCCACGTTTGACCATCTTTGCCGTTGGAACCGTCTTTGCCAGGTGCACCATCTGCACCTTTCAACGACGCAAGCCATTGTGCCTGTGTACCGGTGTAGCCATTGGCTACGGCGACTTCGTATGCCGACTTGCCGTCAGCTCCAGCATCGCCTTTCTCGCCTTTAATCGTGCCCATCTTTGGTTTGATCAATGCCCACATATTGTCGCCGTCAGCATTGTTAAACAAAAAAGCACCCGTAGGTGCCAGCTTAGGAATTTTATTTTTCCCGTCCGGACTGGCAACCAGCATCTCGCCACCTTGTAGCTCGGTAGTCGAATGGTCGAACCCAACGAAAGCGCCAGGCTTGATCGTGTAGTTGCCGTTTGGATCAGTTGGTTCAACAACTGTGCTGTCCGGCTCTTTGATCAGCTTGCCGGCAATGTCAACGTCCTTGTCTAGTGCGCTCGTATAGCTCCCTAAACCAGTCTTGCTGTCGTATTGCCACATATCGGCGTTGCTTGGCTGGTTACTGCCCCACGCCGCAATCCAGCGATAGACGCCCTGCTTGGCCAGCGTGGCGTCGTCAAACTTGGCGTAGTTGCTTAGCGAACAGTACAGGCCGGTGTTCCAGCCATAGCCCGCCCAAGCTTTGCGGAACGACTCGAAAATGCTTGGCCATGAGCCGGCAATCGTGCCTTCCATGTCCAAAAAGTAGTACACGTTCGGCTTGATATTTAGGCTTTTTGCATTGTTGACCGAGTACTGCAGTTCGCCGTCCACGCCTTCGTAGTAGTGATAGACATGGACAATCAGCCCTGCTTTGGTTGCATTGCTGATATGGTCGGCGGCGTTGTTGTCCCGTGTCGTACCATGTCCAATCCGCACGACTACCGCTTTAACGCCGTTAGCCTTGAAATTAGCCCAGTCGATACTGGTCGGCTGCCACTCCGATACGTCAACTACGTTTGCTGTTGTCAAATGCCTTCACCTCCGTTTCGTTCCACGTTGTCTGCGCCTGGCCACTGTTAAACTGTGCGTTGATGATCATATTCCTAGTGCTGTCACGATAAGATTTGAGCTCTGCCTGCTGACCGCGCTGATAGTCAAGGATAGTCTGCAGATTGCTGTTTAGCGTGACAGTGGTTTGGTTGGTAGCACTGTCTGGATAGCTTACGATGCCTACAACGCCAGTCTGTGTGACGTAGTTGGCTGGCTTGATCTCAACTCTCACCAGATCGCCAGGAATCGCTGGCCAATCGATAGCCGTCAGTTCAAGGCTTACGTCTGGGTTAGGCTTAAACTGCGTCTCAGCGTAAGCTTTCATCTGCTCCTTATCGGTTATCGTATCGCTGGTGATGTCATCGCCTTCATAGGGACCCCAACGTTGATAGCTGGCCTCGTCAACGAAGTAAAATGGCGCGAAATAGTAAGTGCTTTGACTATCACTGTTAGTAATTTCGACATTATCAACCGTCTGAGACGATCCGCTTACAATCTTAGCCATATCATCATTACGCTCCCACCACGTCGGCGGATAGTAACTGATAGGCTCTGTTTTGCACACCTCACCAGGTTGTGGTTCATAAATCATAGTATTGTTGTCCAGCGCCATACAGATGTGATGGCTGGCACCATGTGGGCCATAGAAACCCATGTCGCCCGTCTGTACCTGGTCACGACTAATCTCATGGCCATAGGGTTCCATAGCAACTGTAAAGGCTGGTATGTTGATGCCAAAATCCTTGTAGACTTGGCTGACAAAACTTGAGCAGTCCATACCAGAGTACGGATTGCCACCACGTGCACCACCGGGACCGCCATATACATACGGGACACCAAGATACTTCTTGGCATCAGCGATAACCTCTGACGCTCTGCCAGTACCTTGTGTGGTAGTTTCAGATTCATTGATTCCTGTACCGCCACCGCTCTCTTGTGTAGCCCCGACCAGTCTTGCCGCATTAACCATACCGGTAGGGTCGTACTCAAGCGTCACCGTATCAGTATCATGCAAGTAATCCAGTCGATGCCCACGATCTTTATAGAACTCGTCATGCGAGTAAATACGTAAGTTAAGGTTGTCTGGACAAAAAACCGCATCAGACCATGCTGCTAAGATCCGGCTGATGATATCCTTGCCAGATCCAGATGCGTACGGACCAACGATCATCTGACTGTTAAAACTGCCGATGATCTGATAGGTGATCCCCCAGCGACTCTGCTGATCGCCAAAGGCCCACTGCATGATGTCGTTGATGGACGCGCTGACAGCAGTTTCGGTGCTGTTATTAGGCACACTCGTGACTGACTGACTTTTGCCAGCATGATCATAACTGCCAAAGTCGGTTGGAGCATCATCACCATAGATACGGATTCGATTGATCTCCGAGCTGATATGCGTGGCTACAACCGATGTGGTTTCCAAGTTTCCTGACCATCCCACCGTAGGATGTTTGATGATAAACCACTGCCCATTTTTTCAACCATGTTTCCAGGCGAAAGCATCGAGTATGCATCAGACCCGTTGTTGTATGCCTCAAACTGCATCTGATACTCACTGTTTTTCTTCCACGTTATCTGCATGGTATCTGGTATGACGCTTGTCAGCATGGCGATTGTGTCGTCAGAGTTAGGGACGTGCAGGTTACCCTGTATTTTTGCGATTTTTACAACGCTCAAAATGCATCCCTCCTACTCGATATAGATAAATGGGAAACTGATCGTAACATCTACGCTTGATGCACCTGATGCCTGGATCGAGTTGTTGCCAGGCGCCAGACTCAGATAGCCGTAGTCAGTGTGGCTGTTATCAAGCTCGCCATTGCGATAGGTGTTGATCCCATCGATCACGATCGTATCTCCTGTGCCTGCTGACTGCTTATAAGTCCAGACTGAGCCAGTTGTTTTGTTCTCCAGCTTAAGTGAGTTACCAGCAAAGTGGATCGTAGTCCGGATATCTCGCCGACCAAAGTACGGATCAACTGCGATATCGGACGGGTTATAGCAATCAATAGCATTTGATGACCAGTGATAGTTAAGCGGTTGTTCAGGCAAGTTCATGCCAAACTGCTTGCCATCGTTAATGCGGTTGACAAGCTCATCACTGCGATACAGCGAGTACTTGAGACCGCTGGGGTTATCAAATGCAATCGTAAAAAGAGCGTCATGATAAAAGTCACCAATCGGTTTGATCGTATATGACGTTGCATATACATACTTAACGATATACGGCTCGGCATCAGTGCGGATCCGCATCAGTCCTTTCTGGCCGAAAACACGTGCGATGTCATGCTTAGCCAACTTATAGTCGTACCAACTACCAAAGTGCAGCCAAAAGTTTGCATTAACGGCTGTTTTAGAGTAAGTCTGGCGCTCCAAAACCGAGCCTTCGATTCCGGCCGAATCCAGATACGTGTTAGTGATTGACAAGTCGGAATCATCTTGCAAAAACTTAAGCCCTTTGGTTATTTTTTCGCAGTCAATCTCATCTTGGTTTGGCAGTTTGATCCACATATGTGGTCGCTGCATTTTTATCATCCCCTCTCAGACGCATCGAAAAACATTTTACCGACCAGTTGTAAAGCTCATGTCGTTAGAAAGCTTGATAGTTGGCAAGCGTTTGATCGATACGTTGTTGCTTGTAGGCGGTTACTTTGTCATATCCCTTTATGCCTTTAATAGCACGAACCTGTTCGCCATTAACCGCCAAAACAGCCTTACCGACTTCGATCAGTTCTTGGATCTGTTGCGACAAGTTTTGCGTATCAACTGTGGACGACTTGCTAGTGGTGTTATTGCCGCCATAGTAGGCAACGACCTGACGCATAAGCTCCCACGCACGGGATGACTTCATGCTGTCCAGCGGAATTGCCATTTCGGCACCCGCCTCGCCAAAGATTGACGGCTGAGTAGCAATGCCACCATTAGCAAACATTTTATGGCCTGTTGGTCCCCAACCTCTTTTGACACCAAGTGGGGCTAAGTCAGAACGCCAGTTTGAGTCGTTAAGAACAGCCATCGTTTGGTCAAGAATGCTGTTGATGTTAGTGTGACCAGGAACTGCCCAAGAGTTCCAGGTACGCCGTTTGTACTGATAGAAACCCAAAGGCCGCCCCGTACCATCATGGTCATCAACGCCGGCTCCCATGTTGGCACCATCGCCGGATTCGACAAAACCTTGCCAGTAAAGACGTGTAATGTCGCTATCGCTGATTTTTTGGTGCATTAAGCGTGCAGCCGACTCGGCGATTTTTGCGAACTGATCTCTGGAAACTGGACCGTGTGCGTCAACAGCTAGACTGTCGATTTCTTTTTAACCCAGTCAGCCATTGACTTGGCAAAGAACACTGGCAGACTGGTATGCAGCTGAACGCTGAAGAAACTGCCATTATCAGATTTGCCAGGAATGAAGTGCTTAAAGACGGACTCCATAAAATCGACCGGCTTTTTAAGAATATCTTCGGCAAAATCGACAACGTCCTTACCTTTGTCCCACAGGGATGAGAAGAAGTCGCCCACAGCGCCATCAGCATAGTGACTGATACCCATGAGTGGTGCCAGCTTAGCTGATCGCTCACCATCCAGTACTTCCGTTTGTGCTGGAAGGTACATCATCAAGTTACGCTCTGGTGGGAGCATAACCGTTTCGCCGGACGGGAAGTGGACCATTTCTTGGTAGTTAGGACCAGATCCATCGTTAAGCAATGCCACCTGGTCATGGAGCAAGCCACCGCCTGGCGTACCATTAGCGAGCTTGTCAATCGTAAAGGTGCCAAGCTTATGACTGTCACCACCGACCTTATCCAAGACCCAGTTGATACCTTTGATGATGCCGTTGATTAAGTTGGTAAATGGACTAAGCAAGCCGTTTAACACGTCTCTAAAAGCATTATGGAGTGGGCTACCATTTGACTCGATAGTATTGATTACTTTGCTGAAGTAATCTTTCCACCCGTTTAACATGTCGCCTAAGCCATTACCGTGTAAGACGTTAAGCTTGTCAAACATGTCTTTGGCGATTGACACAGTCGTATCTTTGATGCCATTCCATGCTTGTTGCTGTTGACGCGCATGTTGCAGTGTCTGCTGCTGAGTCTGGGCTTGACCCTGCTGATAGCTCTTTTTGACACGATCCCACATGTTGCTGGTCCATGAGATTGCCGACTTAGCGCCAGACTCAAAGGCCTTGCCCATTTTGCCCATCGCTGACTTGGCCGAGCTTGCCAAACCATTGACAAACTTACGGAACTTTTTGTCATGCTGATATACGAGCGTCAAGCCTTGCACAAGAAGCATGATTCCGCCCGCTGGCCCGCCGACTAAGTCAAGCCCGGCTGACGCAATCTTGGCGCCACGCCCGATCAAGCTGAGTCCCCTTAAGCCGAGCTTGCCAGATGCAGTTGCCTTAGTTCCCAGCCGTGTCAGACTGGTTTCGGCCGATGCCGTGTTGACGATTGCCTTAGTCGTCTTGGTCTTTGGCACACGATCCAGACGCCGACTGTAGGCTTCCAGATCCCGTGTGGACTTGGCACCGTCAACTTGGATACGAGTGATCTTGCGACTAGGGATGTTTTTGATCTTAGTGGCAAAAGCACCAATCGTTGAGCCGACCGTCTGCATGATCTGCAGTCCCTTAACTGCTACAGACAGCCCTTTAACCGCCTTGCTTGCCAGCAAAAGCGATGTGATTACTGCCGCAGTCGTCTTAGGGTACTTTGCCAGTTCATCCAGGACTGGCAGCATTACCTTAGACAGGTCAAGCATGACGTTGGCAAAAATCTTAAGGCTTGCCGCCGAACCGGTCTTAAACGAGTCAAAAAACTCTTTGATCTGCGTATGGTGTGACGACACTACTTTGGCAAACTTGTCAACGGCACGAGTAGCGGCTTCCATGCCACTGGTCAGTGCATCACTGACATCAATCTTTTTACCGCCAAAAGCGGTCGTGATTTTGTTGAACGCCTCCATCAGGTGCTTGCCAAATTGGGTAAACAGTTTTTCAGTCTTCTTATCAGACACCCACTTAGACACAGATTCGAGCAATGGATTACTCATTGTCTTGAACGGCTCAACAATATCACCGACAAGGGCTGGCACACGGGCTTCGATCGTCCGTTCCATACCGAAGAAGGTGCCCATCATGTTTTCGGCAGCGTCTTTGTACTTGCCGTTCCCGAGTTGCTCGAATACCTGCTGGAACGTGTCGGCGTCAAGCTTGCCTTCGTGCGCGATCTGGCGCATGCCAGCAACGCTGGTGTGGTAGTGCTTAGCCAGCGCCTCGTCGATCATTGGGAAGTAGGCACCGATCTGATTAAGCTCACCTTGCGTAACCTTGCCAGTCGCCATCGCGTGGACCATGTCCTGTGATACGGCATTGATCTGCTGACTGTTAAGCCCGACCGCATCAGCCATGTTAAGCATGGAGCTGGTCAGCCCGTCCGCTTGGCTCTTGGAAGAGTGCAAGTGGTAGAAACCCTGCTCCAGCTCGTCTACAACGTCAACGGCTTGACCAGTCTTGACTGACAAGTTGTTGACCGTATCGACCATGCCCTGAGCCTTGCCAGCCGAGCCAGTCAGTGTAGTCCATGTAGCAAGCATTTTTTCTTGCGTGACGTCATACTCCATCCCACTGGCAATCAGTTCAGTAAAGTGAGCATTAATCGTTGCCAGTGCGCCAGAAAACAGGTTCGCCGCCGTGTTAGCCAAAAACATACTGCCAAACGAGTGGCTTACTCGGTCAGCCTTGCCTTGCAGACTATCTAAGCGAGCGCTCATGCCGTCAAGCCACGTATGCGGTGTAGCCTTCATGGTTTCGTTAAGCTCGTTGATCTTAGACCGTGTCTGAGCGATCTTGGTACCAAGCTCTTCCACACGAGTTGCTTGCTGGAGATACTCTCGCGAGTTTTCACCCATTCGCTGACGCGTGGACTCGAGCATCTGCATCTCACGCTGTTGGATTGCTCTCAGCTGATTGATCTTGTTTTCCAGACCGTCAACCTGTACTCCCATTGCCTGGTACTGACGGCCTTCGGCCTGTAGACGCTCAGCATGCGCCATGAACAGGGCCGATTGTGCCCGCATGGACGCGTTAAGCTTAAGCACGCCGCTGTTTTGCAGTTCGAGCTGTTGTTCGGCCCGCTGTTGCTGAGCTTCCATGCTTGCCAGCTTGGCTTTAGCCTGGTCGACTTGTGTGCCATAGCGCAGATAGGTTTCGGCTTGCTTGACCGTGCCCACGTTGAGCTTGCTTTGCTGAGCTTCCAGACGGCTGATTTCAGCACCAAGCGACTCGTACTTTTCCTTGTTGCGACCAGTAATGTCGTCAAGACTGGACTGCTCGACCTTAAGCTCGTCAATGCGCTCTTTAAGCTTCAGAAACTTCTCAGCCGTTTCCTGGCTGATATTGTTCATTGACTCCTGTTTTTCTTGCAGAGCAGAAATCTTTTCCTTTTGTGCATCAATTGCACTGCCCAGACCATCAAGCCGTGCCTTAGCCGCACCGACATAGTCGCCGGCAGACTTAAGACTGGCCTCTTGCGCCTGCCAGGCTTTGGTCGATGCATTGACTTCCGTTGTCAGATTGCGGACTGACTTCGATGCGTCCACCAAATCCAGTGCGACCTTAGTCGCCATAACGTTGCTGATCTTAGCCATTATCCGCTCTCCTTCCTTTTACGAACTGCAACGGGTCGACAGCACGCTCATCACGTGCCTTAGCCGACATAACCTCGCCTAGACGATAGTAGTCGGCATTTTCGTACTGATCGATCGTCCAGTGCAGCTGAATCAGCATTTCTCGCTCATTGTTGTCTAGGTCCTCAATTGCGTTCTGCAGATGCCATGCGCGAGCTTTCCAGTTTACTTTTTGGGTCTTCTTTCTTCTCTTCGGCGATCTGCTCATCACTGCGACCTAAGACACGTTGACAGATGTAACCAACCGCGCCTTGGGTTGCCTCGAAGTCCATGTTGTCAAGCTGTTTGAGCTGTTGCTTATTGAGCTTGAGCATGGTCCCGAGAAACTTTGGCATTTCTTGGACCAGTTCCAGCTCGTCTTGTGCTCGCTTTAAAATGTCTTTTTCAGCTTGGGTTTTAGCAACCTTAAACTGCATCTCGTAGACGCGCCGAACGTTGCCGTTTGATGTTGACACGTCAAACTTGCGATTAAAAAGTTTAATATAAAGCTTCATCTTATTTCTCCTCTATCGACCGCCCTCATACGAGTATTGTTTACTTTCGTTGGCGATCTTTAACCGTTAGGCGGTGTGTGAATCAGTCGTTGGCGTCTTAGCGTAGTCTGGCAGAACTTCCTTAAACATCGCGTCTTCAGTTGTGAAGTCGGTGTCAGTGGTGTCATAGATCCGGTACAAGCCGTTGATGTTAGGGTCGTTAATAGCGGCAAAATTCAGTGAATCCGTTACTGGCGTCTTCTTGGAGTCAGTATCCGAATCCAGCTTTTTATCGGTGCTGCCTAAGAAGTTGCCGCTTGGAAAACAGAAGTAGGTAAAACCATCATCAGTCATATGTGGTGATTTGATGACACAGCCACCGACTGGCTTGATGTCAGCCATCTGCCAACCGGTGCCCTGCTTTTTCATGCCAACCAGCTTGGCATAAGTAGCCATCTTAAAGCTGTTGACCGTCAAAGCCATAGTCGGCTTCAGTGGATCGGCATAGCTGTACTGCGGTGTGTTGTTGCCTGAGATTGTTTCCAGTTTGGAGCCATCCAGGCCCTTGATTTCGGCAGATGCCACACCGAGTACGTCGCGGCCCAGTTCCAACAGACCGTTGTCAGACAGTCCCTGTTCTCGAGTCAGCAAGTTTTTACCGTCGGCGGATTTCAAGAAAACCCACGCGGTTGTGATACCGTGAAGTAGCATTTTTCGCCCTCCTATTTTTTAATCTCAAAGTAGTCAAAGTAGTAAGTCTGCGTCACTTGATAAGTCTTGGGGTCAACCGTGTGGCCGTGATTGTCAAGCATCGTCCAACCATCGCGGACGAACAGATGTATCAATGACGTTTCAAAGTCATCAGGATCATCCGCATCGAGCGCATAAAAAATCTGGACCTCTACCTCTTTGTCGAGAGCGTGGAAGTCCAGGTTGCCATTAAGTGCCAAGTCGGTGCGCACGTCCGTGATCAGTATGATCGTCCGGTCAGTGCGTGTGATCTCAGATTGTGGGATAACGCCGATGTAGACAGCGTCAACGTTCTTAAAATTTCCAGTCAGGATCAGCTCTTTAGCCCGTTTTGTTGCCAACATCAGTCGTCATCCCCTTTCTTGTCATTGATCAGTTCCTGGTACTTGTCGCTTTCAGCCTTTAAGACAGCCTCACTGGTCGCCTTGTCCTGCTGCAGATTGGTAACAAAATGATCACCAGGATAGCCTTTATAGCCGTCATTCAAGCGCATCATGTTCATTGCGTGATAATGATTGTCCCACCCGACTGTAGATGCACCGTTGACCTCGCCATCCACATCTTGATCCATATATGAGACGTGATCGGCGGCGTGGCCATACGTTTTGTCGTTGTGACGGGAGCGGTGCTTGGTGTTGGTAACCGCAGTCAGCCGTTCAGCCATTACCTTTGCGCCGGCTTTGGTGATTTCGGCCTGTTCCTTAGGCGTCAGATCAACCGAGATCGACTTAACCTGTTCGAGCCACTGCTCAAGGAACTGGTCCATCTCAATGCCATCAGCCATCTTGACCACCAGCTTTATAGCACTTGATGGTGATCAGATCGTATGACAGATAGGTGTCATCTCGCACCGACAAATCCACGATGCTGTATACCTTGCCATTGATCCGCACAGCCAACTTGTCGGTCAGCCGTTTGTCATGACGCACGGCCAGAATTTGAGTGTTTTCAAAGTCCGTACCGAGTGCCTCGTACTTTTGGCTGATCGTCTGGCTGACGCGGGCATAGTGCAGCTTAAACTGACTGACAAACGTTGCATCGGGATGCCCATGCCGTTTTCTGTCATGTCAAAACTGCCAAACTCTGCGGTATACCGCATCTGATATGGCTGATAGCTATACGGTGCTGTTCGGTTTGTAGCCATCTGCTCCCACCTCGCCTTTTAAGTGATTGATCATCATCTGTAAGCCCAGTGACATCCCACCAGTCAGTGCACGGTCATAGTACAGCTGAGTGCACAGCGTTTTTGATGCCCGTACAAAGATCGGATCCTGCTCATAAGTGGTTAGTGGCTTAGTCTTGTCGACCGAGTCACGGATGATGCTTTCAGACTGGCTTAACAGGTCGGTGATCAGTTGCGTTGTCTCATCGGTTGCGTCCAAGCAGAGCTCATCAAGCATCGACTGTGTATCAATCATCGCTGATCACCTCCACACGCTTACTTGCCAGAAGTGGTCGTGCTGGATACCCAGTTGATGACGTCCTTGTTGGCTTGCACAACGTCTTCACGCAGGTAGATGCCCAGAGCCTTGTACCAGATGTCGTCAGTGTCAATGAATTGGCCCGTGATTTCGTTGGACTTAAACTTGATAATGGCTTTCTGCAATGGCGTAACCACGATGTTGACGTCCCCTTGCTTGGCACTAGGGAACAGCGTGTCGTCTACGACCGTGACCGTCTTGCCTAAGATCACGTTACCAGTACCCAGCGTTACGTTAGGTTGTACCAATGGACGACCTTCGGAATCCTTCATTTGATCCAATTGGGCAAAGGCGGATTGACTCAGCACGATAGATGCGGCGTTGCTGTCGTATGGCTTCAGCTTGGAATCCAGGATCAGCTTCAGGTCGTCGATCAGGTTGGTTGGCTTAACCGCCGTAACGCCATTGGTCAGTTGCGTCACGATCAGATCGTCTTCCGTGTTGTCGCGCAGTTCAACCAAGCGAGCTTGCAGTTCCGCTTCCCAGTTGTAGTCGGAGTCGTCAATCAATTCACGCGTAAATACGTAGCGACCCGTGTACGTCTTCAGGTTCCACAGGATTTCTTTGATTTCTGGTGACGTGCTGTTAGCAGTGGATTGCAGTTCCGTGTGCAGAGCCAGCTTGCCAGAACCTGGTTGGAAAACAGGCAGTTTACCAGTCGTGTGCTTAACAGCGATTTGACGGACCAAGTTACCCAGACGTGGGAATTGGTGTTGTTCGTGTTCGGCTGGCAGGATGTCTTGTGGAATCAGAACTTGGCCATTAGACAAGCCAATACCACCCGTCGTGTTGTCACGGGTAACTTCACCCGTCTTCAAAAAGTGTGCAAATTGGTCCTTTGCGGATTCGTTTGCGCCATGCAGTTCACGCATTTCGGTACCTTCTTTCTTTACGTCAGTAGTTACGATTGATACATGCGGTTCAGACCGCTTTTCAACCTTTTCTGCAGGTTTTTCTGCAGGTTTTTCGTCTTCATCAGCAGAATCTTCAGCAGAATCAGAATCATCAGCCGGTTGTTCTTCCGGCTTTTCTTCTTTTTGTGGTTCTTCCGTTGGTTCCACGTCTTGCTTGTCGGTTTCATCGGTAGTTTCAACGTCTGCTTGTTCGGCAGAGCGTTGTTCAAGCTTGTCAGCTACCGCGTCAGCCAACTTGTCGTAGTCGATTTCCACTTCTTCGTTCTCTCCCTTCATGAAAGCTTCCAGTGAGCGCTGTACGTCCACGCTGGTCTCGGTATATGCCGGGATCGGCGTGATTGAGATCTCAATCAATTGGTCAAACGACCGGATATGGTGGATAACCTGGCCGTCATTGCCCTGCAGCCACTTGTCGTCGCCGATCTTAAAGCCGACTGAACAGCCTTTGAGATTGCCATTAGCCACGTTGGTGTACGTGTCACGGCCCAGCGTCGTATCGGGGAGTGTAGCCCGAAACCACAATCCCTTATCATCAGCCCGCAGTTGCAGATTTTCTGCATCTGAGCGGGCTAAAACGCTGTTAAGGTCATGACCGTACAGCAACAGGACCTTTGACAGATCAACGTTGTCCAGTGCTCCACGATCGATATACTCGACAAATGGCATTGGGACTGACGGCTGGTCATACAGCATGGCGTATCCTTCGACCGTCATGCCGTTGTCATCACTGCTCCGTGTCGTCAGATCCGTTGTCAGCGTCCGTACGTCCGTTGTCGTTGGCACTCGTATCACCTCCTAAGTCTTGGTTTCCTGGCGTAGCCGTCTGGTACGTCCGTTTTGGCAGTATGCCACGATCTACCAGGATCTGGCGTGCATCATCGCCCGACAAGACGGGATTGGTCCCGTTCGTCAAGTTGACGATGTTGCCGATCAACTGCTGGTGGTCAATGTCGACCGCCGTTGAGACGTCCAAGTGCACCGGTACGCCAAGCTTGCTCGTAAGCTCGTCCTCGATCGGTCTGATGTAGAGCGTCAGCGAGTTCTGATACAGACTGCGGACCTGCTCGATGCTTGACTGCTCGTCTTGCTTGCCTGACAGATAGTCAGCTGGCACACAAAAAGCTTTAGCAATCTGGGCTTGGCTGAAGTTGGTATTGGCAAGCAGTTTGGCAATGTCGGGGCTGACCGTCAGCTGGCTCAGTGACAAGCCTTGATCAAGCACGATTGCGCGACCGGCATTTTCGCCAGAATTGGCTTTTTCAAACTCATTGCGAATGTTGTCTTTAGCCTCTGCAGTGAGCGTCCCTTGTGGGATTGACAGGATGTTGGTCGGTGCCAAAGCATGTTTGAGCGTGCTAAGCGCCAGTCGGTTTGACTGGTCCTGCACGTCAATCTCTTTAGCCAGGCTCATCAGTGGGCTGACGCCCATATACTGCGATTCGCTCTGACCATTAACGAACAACCGAAAGTGCAGCATGTTTGCTGACGGTACCTTACAGTCGCCAGAACGGTTGGAGTCGTCGAAATGCACCGTATAAAAGACGTCAGAGCCGTCATCATTAAGCGTGACGGTCACACGCTCCTCTGGTACAGGCTCAAGCTGAGTTATCACGCCATCCGTACCTTCGCGGTGTATCAGCATGTAGGCATTGCCGTTAAGCGCCATTTGGGCGACCACCGACTGCCACACGTTGTAGCCGTTGATCAGCGTGCCCATCGGATGATTGAGCCGGTAGTCAACCATTGGGGCCTCAAACTGACAAGCCGCTACGTCTGAGCTGATCCGGTAGACCACCGCAAAAACGTCAGAGTTGTTGAGCGCGGCACTTGCATTGACCGGCCCAACCGATACCACCTGGCCGTTTGACGCCGAAAAAAAGGTGACCACCCGTTCGAGATAAGCATTCTCGAACGTTTGATCACCGCTTTGAACGGGTTAAACACTAGTCATCACCACCTATCAGCGCCGAGATCACACGAGATCCCAGATACAGTGCGACTGACAGTGTCAGCCAGCCTACCGCCACGTTGACGGCAAAGCCAAATTTAACAAAGGCATAGAGTGCTGCAACCCACAGCACTACGACTGCAATTGCTAAAATCAGCTTAAAAATGGTCTTAATCATGCGGTTATCCTCCTTTCAGAACGAAAAATCATTAGTAAAGTAATCATTGATTTCGTCATTTGACATCCCCGAGAACGGGTTTCTGGCATCAACCTTTTCCAGACTGATGTCGTCAAAGTGGAACATTGCCGTATACCACGCGTCGATCAGCGCGTCGACAAAGTCGATCTTAGTCGTCGCCTTTTCCTTATCAATCTTTACGCCATTGTTGTTGCCGTATAACACGGCATTTTTCAGCGAATAGGTAATAATCGGGTCATGATCATACCTGATCGTGCCCGTATCAAACTGTTTGCGCAGATCAACGGTTGGCTCGTTAAGGTTTTGGATGACGTTTTTTACCGGCATCGTGTTCCACTCGGTTTTTTGCTCGATCCAGCCGATCATCTTGGACAAGCCCCACTTGTCATAGCAGAAGTACTTGATTTTGAGCTTATGTGCTTCCACATAGGCCATCAGCCAGTCAAAGACCGCACCATCATCGATATAGCCGTAGTCGTTTTTGGCGATATCGCAGAAACCACGTTTTTCGGCATCTCGATAGTTGATGCCATCCTGTTTTTCCTTTAAAACGATGTTGTTTTGAGCCCGTGCGAGTGGCACCCAGCTATGCTGCTTGACGTAGTAGCGCGGCTTGCCGTTGTCCAGATACGGGAAAACGAAAGCAATTGACGTATCATCACTAAAGTTGGACTTGTCAAAACCCACGTAGCACTCTTTGCCGTCAATGTCGATCGGTGCGTCATCAACGGCTGCCCGATTGATGTCATCAAGGTCCAAATACGTGTTCTGCTTGACTTGCAGCCACATATTGAGCGACTTGTTCTGGAACTCTGGCAGAGAGCCGTTGGCCATCTTGGTATCACGCTCAGAAATCAGCGATTTCATGAGCTGGTCATGTTTTTCGGGGCTTAGATCCAAAATTGGATTGGACTTGACCCACGTCTCTGGATCGTTAGTCTCATCAAGACTGTCCTGCTCCCAGACCATGCACAGGTTGTCGTCCAAAGAGCGGTCATAGTCACGCTCCATGACTTCTTCCATCATTTGTTGGTCCTTATAAAACTGCGAGTTACTGTCTGGATAGGCCGTTGAGACCTGTAGAAAACAGTGGTTAGGCTCTTGGCCTTGCCCAGACGTGATCTTACCGTTACCCTCGATGATCGAGCCGATATGGTGATCATCACCAACCTCATCGCCTACCGCAAACTGGCAGTGGAGCGAGTCAAACTGGCCGGACTTGTATGACATCCGCAGCAGTCGGTTGTGTAGCTTCCGCGACAGGATCACGTCATGCAGAACCACGATCTCTTGCTGTTTAAACAGCTTTTTAAAGGCCGGTAAAGTCGAAAGCTTAGTAAAAAACGACTGCATATACTGGAAACCTTTTTGCGATTGGCTCGTCACTGGTGCCGTATACAGGTAGTCATGGTTCATTTGGCCTTTTGATTCCACCAAAAAATAGAACGACATCAAAATCGTAGCCAGATAGGTCTTACCATTGGTTCGAGCAACAGAAAAAATCGCTCGCATGTAGCGGAGCTGGTCGTTGTTATCGCGCCAACCAATGATTGAGCACAGGATTTTCTGCTCCCACACCATCAAAGGCAGTGGCTTGCCCGCATTGACATCAGGGACCAGCTTGGAGTAGTTGATGATTGCCCGACACTTGCTTAAATCGTAGTGATAGTTAAAATCTGGGTCTTCCGTTTGCCGTCTTAGGTCCTGCAGATGCCTAAAAGCGTCAAGCTTGATCTTTTTGCCGGCCAGTTGTCGGCCCTCCAACACGGCAAAAGCGTATCTGGTCGCTGGATCACGATATTTTTTAAAAATTTCGTTGTAACTGCCGGCATCTCGCTCATACTTATAGGCTTTTTCAACTGTTTGGCCCTTTTTGGTCAAATCCCATTTGCGCATCAAAAGTCATCACCACCCGACAGCATGTCTGCCAGGCTTGGCCCGTCATCGCTCTCATCATCAGCAGTGAGAGAGAGCAGGGATGCACGACTGGTTGGCGTCAAGCCAAGCTCCGATGACAGCGAGCGGATCTGCCTGATCGCGGCGTCCATCGTTGTAACAGCAGGGTTTTTCTTAAAGCCCACGAAATCCTGGCCGATCGCCTCACCACGACTGTTCTGCAGAGTCTTGTAGATCGGCGTCTGGATGCCGTTCTGCTGGATATCATCAAAACTCAGCCGATAAAGCGAGATTGACGTGCATAATGCTTCCACAGTTGATCGGTCAGCATTCTTGATAATCGTGCTTTGACGCAGAATTGGCGTGATTCTCTGCCAAGCTCGGCCCGCAATCGTACCCTTCATATAGCTTGGTGGTGACGTCTGCAACGGTTCCAGGTCTTCGGTTGCCTTCTCGACCATCTCAGTGCGCCGATTCTGGTAAGCTTTGTTGTCTGGGCTCTTAGTTACCTTCATTTTGCGTGGCATTGCGTCATCTCCTTTCTTACTTACTTTTTGTAAGTGATATAGCCCCCATCAAGCGACTTCTGAAACTGTCGTCGCCGTAGCGGAAGGCTAATGTGCGGATTGCTCTCTTCTGAGCGCCTGTGGGGGGCTATAAGCGTCCTAGCGACCGCCTCGATGTTTTTCCCTTACAAGCTGTCGATCGATGTATACGGCCCATTTTTGGCGATTTAGATGTTTCAGCACATTGTCGCCATTTGGTTTGTCAGCGATATGTTTTTCCATTTTTGTCTTAGCCAGGTGCTCACGTCTGCTCAGGCACCACAAGTTATCGGTATCCAACGGATCCTTGCACAGACGTCTTGGCACAACGTGGTCAACGATCAGATCATGATCAGTCAGTGTGATGCCCGATACTCCCGATGCATACATGTCACGGTTGACTACGTAGTCACGCACACGCTGCCACTGCGCTGAGTGATAAAAAGCATTGGCAGCCTGATCACGATGCTCACGATTGTACGTCTTGTACGCCTCAAGCTGTTGCTTGCGTGATACCTTGCGATAGGCATCATGCTCATGCAGCTTGGCATGCACACTGCAGTATCGTTGATCAAAAGGATGATCCGATGACATCTGATCTCGCCGCACTGGTGTACCTTTGCCATGCCTGTCATCTCCTCTCTATGCCGGCGCTTGGAATCGAACCAAGCTGAATGCTCCAGCAGCCGGTTGCCGTGTGGTTGGGATATATTTACTTATGAATGGAAACCAAATTGCAATGGCCTTGCCACATCTCTGTGGCAACGTATCCTGCAGGGATTGAACCCACATCTTCCGCATAGCGGCTGCTCGCCCATTGAGCTAAGGATACGAAAAGAGCCAGCCAATCGACTGACTCTTGTCTGAACATGATTATCTTACTTTAAGGAGTGTCATACTTAACCAAATCATCCATGCTACTACTATACAGCGTTGTTGGGTCGCTTGAAGGTCGCTCTTGGGTCGCTTTTTGAAATAAGATCAATGGCATCGTCGCCTAAACCAGCTCGTGTCTGCCAATATAAAAACCGTTCGGCGAACTCGCAGAGCGCTTCTTTCTTGACTTCTTGAAACCGCGTCTTGCCAAACCCACACCGACTGCTGACTTCCCAGTCTTTAAGCTCGTCAAGGTAGCAGCCAACCAGGATCTCGTAGCTGGGCTGTTTGGCACGATGAGAACAGTTCTGGATTGCCGTTGCGATGCACTGGCAGACCACATCGGCGATCATGCCGTTGATGATCTTGTCCTCAGTATGATTGCTATGCGTTCCGCCACCGCCTGCCAGGCTGAGTGTCGGCGATTTGAGATCGGTGCGATTGCTTCCACAGTTTGAAAGATAGTAGTCAAGCTTTGAATTAAAGAATCGCCTGACATTTTCAGCCGTTGCATCACGATCAAAATCAACTGGCAGATCACATGCCATTGTCCTCATCAAACCACACCTTTCGCTTGATCTTATAACGATTGTTGATCCAGTACTTGCAGTGTCGATCATTGGCGTAAAACTTGATACTTGCCGTGTTGATACCGATTCGATGCGCCGCTGTATGCATCGACGGCACGGTTACATACTTTCCAGTTTTGCGATCGAAAATTGTCACGCGTGAAAAATCGCGCCGATTTTTGCACTGATCTTTTTAAGCTCCGGCGTATCGCGAATCACATTACCGACAAGCCTGGCGTCTATATCGAGATACTCGGCAATCTCATAGACGCCCATGTATCGATGCAGACACGATGCAATCTCTGCCTGTAGACTATGATCGCTGTGATACTTTTTCCAATCGTTCTCACGGATAACATCGCGAAAGTCCTTGATGATTCGATAGTCTGGGTCAAGCGGTGGCACGACATCGTCAAGGTTGTACTTGTCCTGGCTTTTAAAGACGCTTGGATAGCGCCGTTCGAGATTGTCGATGGCTTTAAAAAGCTCCGGCGTGCAATGGTTAGTCATGGTGATACACCTCCCACATGTAGTAGGCCAGTGCAGTCAGCATCGTGATGACGATAATCGCTGAGCCGATGCCCAGCGCGGTAAAGCCAGTCGTCCAGCTGATAAAGATCATCCACAGAATACCGCCAGAAAACAGCACACTGCCAACGACTGATCCTAAGATGATAAATACTTCCAATAGATTCATAGAATTGCTCCTTGATTGATTTAAAACGGTTTAAATTAACTTCCGCCCACACATCGGGCAGTAGTTAATCCGATTAGACTGACCGATGCTCGTAGTCCTGCCACGCTGATCGGTGACGGTCGTCATGGCGTCAAGCTGCGTCTTGTTGATCAGCTTGATCTCGGTATAGATGCTGTCGTAGTGATACGTCAGCAACGGCTTATGATGCTCGCAAAACTCACACATTTTCATACTCCCTGTAGATGACTAATGCGTCTCGAACAATGTAAGAGCTGTATTCATCATTTTTAAGTAGGTGGGACTGCAGCTTAACATCCACGACGATACAGTCAGAATGTTGGTCAAGCCACTTGTTGATCTGCTTGTCGATGCTTGACTTGTCAAAGTCCTCCGTAAAAATCTTTGTTTTAATCATCATCTAGCCCCCAATTTATAAGGCAAATTCACTATCACGATCATCTTTTGACACCGATGGCACTTTTTAATAGTCCAATCAACGACATTTTCTGCGCTGACATTAACTGCTCCGCACTCAGGGCACTTCCAGAAATGCCTACTATAAAACTGACAATCATCAGGTAACTCAGTAGACACAGCATGTACCAAGTTAATCCAACGAGTTTTGTAGTGCTGGTGTAAGTGCATCCCAGCCCGATGGTGGTATTTCTTTTCTAACGCAACCAGATATTGGTGCTGTCGTGCTCGTCTAGTGCTCATTTAATCGTCCCCATTCCTTTTGTTCTTCTAGGCCCCAGCTCCGAAATGAGCAGCCTGATGATTTTGGCTTTGTGCCGCTTGTAGCTCCCGGTGTATGGTTCTTCACGATGCCATTCGCGCCGCAGTTCTTTCTTTATGTTTCGATATCGTGGCTTTAGATCAATCCTTACCACTGGAATGCAGAAAAACTTAATGTAAATTTCATGAAATTTACGTCCGGCTCGCTTGTTTTGAGCGCGATTGCCATTGCTAACGCACACTATCAGTTGATGACGTTTTGCTCGCTTGCTACTCATCGTTAGCCCTCCTTAAACTCAATCCAAGCATAGATAGCTAGCATGGTCTGGACTAAGATATAGTCTTCTTTGGCTACCAGCTCTTCGTTGTCCACGTCCAGCTCACACCCATAGCGGTTGCAGATACGCTCAGCTACTCGGACCCAGTTGTCGGTTTCAAGTGACAATAGATAGATGCAATTACCATCATCACTGTAGGTGCCTCTATTAACATCTTGCGAATAAGTGATGCCATCACCCTCGTTGTCCTCAAAATTCGTGACGTACTCAATGCTGTAAAGCTTGTTAAATCGCTCAAGGCCAGTTTCGTTGTAGTAATGGTTGATTTGTTTTTCAAATAAGCTCATAGTCACAGCTCCTTTACTCAATCATCCCTAAACAAATCAGCAATACATTTATAAACACGATCATAGCCGTAAAAGCAGCTTTGCCGGCCACTTGGCTGTCGCTCCACACCATCCAGATAAAAGTTGCATTCAAACATAGATAGCTAATTAGTATGAATAACACTGCAAATACTTTCATTGCTGCTCCTCCGCGTCGATTTCAGCTTTGGTGTAAGTCCACGGAACCACGTGATAATCAACCGCTACGAGCGTGATGTACTTTGGGTTGATCAGCAGTGTTGAGCAATTGTTGAAACCCGGGTCCGCTGACATGATCACGTTGTCCGTCTGATACAGCTGGCCTTCCTTAATGCATTCTTGAATCTTGGCGCATTCCTTGTGTACATCGGATGTCCAGATAGTCCATGTCTGCTCGCCTGCGCCAGGGATCGTGGCGTAGATATCGATATTTTGGATACTCATGTTTGTTCTCTCTCCTTAAACCTTGTAAATCGGGATGTTAGGAATCTCTCGGTTCTTGGCATCCCTTTTCTTCTTCTGCAATGCTTGCCAGTCGTGCATCGTATAGATGTTCTGGCCTAGCCAGTCATCAAGGATCGTCTTCAGATAGCCATATGGAGTATTAGGCTCTGCGATCTTTGTCAGGTCGATTGCTTTCTGGATGACTTTGTCAGACATCCCCTGCTGCTTAACGTCTAGGAGCAGACGTTCGATTTTACCAGTCATGGCACCCAAGCTGTCTGGCCATGACAAAAAAGAAAGCTCAGTGTTTTTGTCGAGAGGCTGCTTAATCCTCTCTCTCATATTCATACTTGTAGTATTAACCCTTGTAATATTCCCTTTGACTTTTTTATCAATAGGGTATTGATCTTTTTGCGCATAGGGTATTGATTTTTTGTCAATAGGGGTGTTGCAACAGGGTAGATTTTTCGTTGTACAATCTGCTTACCATTGCGGGTTTGTTCAACTTGCACGTAGCCACACTTTTCTAGGTGACTGACCCAGCGGCTAACCGTTGACTTGTCAGCACGATATAGCTTTGAAAAGTACGAGTTGGTAGCTGTGCAGTACCCATATTTGTTGCTTAGTGCAGTTATTTCACTGTATAGCAACTTCTCATTCGGCTTAAGCNTCATCATAGCGCACATCAGCCGTGATGATGGAGTAGTAGGAAGGCTTCTCATCTTCCATTACTCTCACTCCCTTCTATGAGATCTCGATGCTGCTAACCTCTGTAAATCCTGCCAGCTGTTTACCCTGCCGACAGTATTCGCACTTACCGCACGCCTTAGGTGGCTCCTCACCCATCAACACACGCCAGAAATGATCTTGTTCATTGCTGATCTTCTCCAGGGCTTCCTGCATCAGGAACTTGCCATCGCCATCAAAGCTGATTGCGATCTTGTCTGGTGGCACCTGTTTTGATACGCCAAAGATATATGGCTGGCAGTCAATACCAAACGTCTGCTTAATCAGTTCCTGATAGATGGCCATCTGCATGTGATAGCCACGATCCTCGACAAAATTGGTTTTCTGCCGCAGTACTGGGTTCCAGTGTCCTTTGTGGAAGTCATCGACTGTCTTCAGATCGCAGAAGTACCCACGATCAAGGCAGAGACTGTCGATCTTGCCTTTCCACTGGTGGCCGAACAGTTCACCAGTGACAATGACCTCTTTATCGCCTGGTGCGTACACATAATTGAAGAAATCGTCCTCGCTAAGCGCCTTGATCATCTTGTCAGCGATCTTATATTCGGCTCGCAGATGGCCGTCGGGTTCCTTCTTGTTGGGATTGGTCATCATAGCTTTATGGTTGGCGCTGATAAAGTCTGCGTGCGCTTGTTCCGACTCAAAGTAAGAATGTACGTAGTTCCCAATCAGCAACGCCTTAGGATCACTGGATGGCTCCCAGTCGCCTTTCAGCTTGGCCAGAGTAGCCGCCTCGCACTTTTCAAAATCCTTGAACACTGAAAAAGACATATACTGGAAGTCGGTATCATGACTGTAATAGTTACTTTTCGTCAACTTCATCGATGTAGTCGAAGATGTCGGTTTGGCCGTCTGCCTCTTGGTTGTCATCGTGTTCTGCCTCCTCTTTTGCTGGTTCTTGTTCTGACTCTTTTACCGGTTTTTCTTGCTCTTGTTCTGGCTGTTCTTGGGGTTCCTCAGCCGTTTCTTTTTCCTCTTCGTGGTTTGTTCTTGNTCTTGCTCTTGCTTAAAAGCCTTCCACGAGCTTATCTGCGGTTGATTTTGGTGTTTCTGGTGTTACGTCTTTGCGTTCAGAATCGTCCTCGTACTCGTTTGCCGTAACGCTGTTGATTGAGCCGGTCAGCAGGTCGCTATCGTCNCTCGTATTGATGACCATCTTGGCAGCCCGATTGATAACCGTCCGCTTAGCCATCTCCTCAGGGAACTTATTCTGAACGTTGTGCTGACGTGACTGTGACCAACTGGCTTGGATCTGTTTCTGTGTCATAACCGTGTAGTTAACACGACCGTCAGTCATCTGGATGAACGCAAAAACCGCTTTGATCGGCTTGTCCAGGTTCTCGAACTTAGGCACGAACTTGGTNACCTTGATTCGGCCAAGCTCGTCAGCACCAATCACGAACTCGTCGCCCTGATGAACTACTTGAGCATCAATATCCTTAACCCCTTTCAGCCGTTTGAGTGCCGTGATAGTGCCAAAGTAAGACCGTTGCATCTGCAGCTGATTGCCATAGACGATGAAATAGCACTGATTCTTAGCCGGGCTAAGCCCTTGCTCGACCATATCCAGCAAAGAGTTAGCGATTGAGGCGGGAACACACTGCAAAGCCGGCCGACCGTCACGTCCTTTGACGTTTTGGAGCGTAAAGAAAGCCGATTTTAAAGCGTTCTGCCATTTGTAGTTTGCCGGCAATGCCAGTCCTTCGTCCGTCAACTGATCGATTTTTTCCGATACTGTGTCTGTAATGTCCTTCTGCAGGATCGCCATTTGATTAGCCATTGTTGTCTTGCTCCTTCCGAGTTTTAATCATTCGTTTTGCATTCAGTAATGGTTCCTGAGCCAATTCCAACATTCTTGTCGCAATTGACAGATCGGTTAATGCATCGTTGTCTTCCTCAGCTCTGTAGGCTCGCAACAGCCACTTAGTAGCAACCGATAGTTGTTGGAGCGCTTCATCTGTCAATGCCCTTTCGTTTGGTGATAAATTCATATGTTATAATTCCTTTTGTAAAATATTTTTACTTCGGCGTAACTAGTGGCGGCTAGTTGCGCTTTTTTATCCGTTGAAACAGTTAATTGCCATGCAAACATGACAATCCAAATGACTGCGACCCAGTTGGCCCAGATCACGTGCCCGGACATCTCGCGTAGGTAAAGCCCACGCCGAGTAGCGTCCATACTAACGCTCTGAACGTTCCCATAACTTGATCTCTCCTTCCAATTTGTCGATTCGACTACTCAGAATCGAGTGGTCAACCACAAGCAACAGCAACAGCATTCCGAATAGAACTGGTGCAAAAATGTCCATCATCGTACCTCCTTTCCTAACCAGTTAATTCGATCGTGGTTGTCATGCATCCACGGCCTTGCATACGGCAGATAGATCTTAGTGATCTTGCCTTGCCCGTGAGCACCGACAACCCAAGCCTTAGGATTGCCGTTTTCGATCTGGACTTCTGGGAAAGCATCAAAGATGAACAGCCGAATCCACGACTTTGCCTTACCAGCGAACAAGTCAGCCCGGACATCCTCTAGTTTTGCCCAATCTTGATCAGGCTTAGCTGGAGATATCAGTGGCGCAACCTGTTTGGCCAAGCTAAGCAGGTCCTGCTCAGTCAATGTAATTTCCATTGCTATGTCTCTCCTCTTTTCGATTTATACTTGAATCAGCTCCTAGCAAAAGGAGGTGATTAATTTGTCTCTCTCAAAAGAACAAGCAGCGTGCTTAAGATTAGTTCAACAAGACGGCAAGGCTGCTGCTCGAGAAATGTACAATAGCGAAAATAAAATTTTTCAAGATTTATACAGCAACAATTTCTTTAATAGCAATATGGGCGTAGTTAATGGTGAACTAGAAGTGGTTGATCTCTCGCTATCAGCTAAAGGCCAGAAAGAACTTTCGCTATATATTGAAAACAAACGAGCCGAATTTAAGAGCAACTTCGTATTTCCATTGCTAGTCAGCATTTCCAGTGCCATAGTCGGTGCTCTAATAACTTATCTGCTCATGAAATAGAAAGTTATTAAGCTTCCAAGAGTCCCACCTATAACGCTAAATAAAATTGTTTTTAGGATTTGAATAAATATTTTTTTATTCATATTATTTTTAGGAGCTTTTTTAAGCTCCTTTTTCTTTTGTTCCGTCATCTCTGCTTCATTATGAGTCATCGCTATGCTCCCTTCTTCCTGGTTGTATACTTGAATCATCTCCTAATGAAAGGAGGTGAACAATGTTGGAACAAGACATTAAAATATCTGGCGGTGTATCAATAAACACACCAGACGAATTGCCGACAATCGAACAATGGCATGAAAATGGTAATTTTGTTGAAAGGTATGAGTATTCAAATGGTTGGATTCTAATAATTGAATGGCATGGTAAAGAAGCACATATTGATACAAATATCTCATTAACTAATTACCCAGATGGTTCTGTAGGTCCTATTCCTGGTTTGCCGAAGAATCCAAGTTTTGTTGATCGTCACAAGCCTTAAAAGCTTGTGGTTTAAAGACGATTGACTCTGCATCAACATAGATAGTCCCTTCATTAAGTTGAAGGCGACTATTTTTTTATTCTGTTCTGTCATCTTTGCCCTCCTACAGTCCAAGATCGTTATCGTCGTCAACGATCTCTTTCTTGTGTTCCTGGAATTTCTCGATCGCTTTTTCGTTGTAATAGTAGCGATCCCCACTCCAGTAACCGTATTGGCTGCGATGGCCTTTAGGAGCCTTAAGTCCTAAGATCTGTCCCCATTTGCCGATGTTGTAAGCATTGGTACCAAGCTGTTCGGCAATTGCGCCGGCTGTAACGGCCAGGCCATTAGTGATTGGGAACATCAGCTGATTAGTAGCTTCCGTGTAGTATGCTTGGCGGTATCGTTCTTCTTCTTGACGGTCGCCAATCTTGATCAGCAGTTCAGCTCGTTTGTTAGCTGCTTCCTGCTCTTTTACCGCTACATATCGGCGGTGGTATTCGACATCTTGACGTTGGAAATTCAAATCTCCATTCGCAATCAGCTTCCCGTTATGTTCAGCCTCGTATTCGTTGAATAGGCTGACATACGTTGCCGTAAAGATCGTACCCTTCCGACCTGTCAACTTGTTGGCCACGAACTCGCAGCCCTTTTTGGTCAGCAGGTAACAAGGAAGTTCTTTGTTTTGAGCTGAAATATAGCTTGATTCGATAAAGAATTTAGGAGAGTCCAATTTTGGACTGTCCTTCATATCATTGATATATCCGCGAATGTCACGCATCAGATGGCGATGAGTCTTACCAATCATTCTCGCAACGTCCCGGCTATCAATTACTTGTTGCTTGGATTCACCAGCATATTTGATGATTTTGTCAGTATCGAAATTATTCATTTATTTTTCTCCTTTTGAGTTTTTCTCAACGTTTGGAATAAAAAAATCATTCAAAGGAATGCCTAATTTTTTGCTAAGCAACGGCAATTCGTTTGCCTTGAATTTTTGGTAGCCATTCTCTCTTTTCAAATACAGAGACCGATTGGCTAACCCTAGTGCTTCAGACATTTCTTGAAGTGTATATTTATGTTCCAAGCGTTTCTGCTTGATTAGTTGAATATTAATCGAGTAGGTCAACGTTTCACTTCCTTTTTGGTTGCGATTATCTCAACCACGATTTTCATTATACGTTTCGATTTTAGAAACGTCAACACTAAAGTTTCTTTTTTCTCAAAAATATGTATCTTTTTTAGAAACATTGCTAAAATAGAAATTGTAATAGAAACCGCACACAACGGCGATAACAAGGAGGCGTTAAAATGCAAACACAATTAGCTGCCAGAATAGTCGACCTGCGAGAAAGGGTTAACATGAGTCAATCAGAATTGGCCAAACGTCTTGGCATCGACAAATCATCAATGAATAAAATCGAAAAAAGTACCCGAAAAGTTTCTAGTGAAGAACTTGATAAAATCGCATCAATTTTTGATGTCTCAACGGACTACTTATTAGGCAGGAGTACACCGGATAGAAAACATATAGAGCAGGAAACCGACTTAGATAAAGCTATCGATGAATCGCGTAGTTTTGATGGCAAACCAATTTCCGACCATGATAGAGAAGTCGTCAAAAAGATCCTACGCGGGTATTTTAACTAAGTTGAATGGCGGTGATAGGCATGGATCTATCAATCAAAAGGCTACTTAATCGATATAACATTAAAGTGGAATACACGAATGAAGTAGAATTTACCGCACGACTTTTTAATACGCCAAAAGGCATGGTTATCATCATGCGTAGCGGCATGCCTGACGAAATGGAAAACCAAGTAATCCTGCACGAAATCGGGCATATCAAAAATGACGGCTGTCAGTCATACCAGAATTGGCGGTCAAGAATAGTTATGGAAAAGAATGCTAATGAGTACATGCTCGGTAAAGTGGTTGGCGACTATATCAATAGCTGTGATCCTAGCGAACTTAACTCAATCGATTTTTTAGAGCGCCACAATCTTAGTCAATCTCTTGACTATACCGTACGCAATTTAATCCGCGAAAACTATTCAAATTTTGGCAATATCAAAAATTGAACCCAGATATGAATTAATCGCTGACAACCACATAAAGCACATCATAAAAAAAGGAGATGCTATTATGCCTGGCAAATCGCTGACTCCTCAAGAAATGGAATACAAGAAAATAATATCGTCTCGCTTAAACGAATTATTGCTTAAAAGTGGAAAGAAGAAATCAGATATCACAAGACAAACGGGTCTTCCTGCCAGTACTTTAACTGGATATTTTGGAGGTAAAAGATTACCGTCAGAAGAAAATGTCGTTAAGCTTGCTAGTTTCTTCAACGTAAGTGAAGACTACATCGATCCCCGACTTGACCCGAATATTGCATTAAACTCTCACCGCGACCACAAGGAAGACGATCTCAAAACTGCTGACCTCGCTGATGATGACACCATCTTCACCTTTGAGGGCAAGCCTATACCTGAGCAGGACCTGGAATACATGAAACGGCTGCTGCGCGGTGGGAGAAAATAAAAAACGCCCACTGAATTGTGAGCGTAAAAATACTGGCAATGTTAAACAAGTTTATTTATGTCATGGCGAGCTCGTGGAGCGCTAATTGCTTGAGTCATCAGATAGTTCAATTCATCTTCTTTAATGGTTAGTGCTTTAACTCTGGCATCTTCAAATGATATGTCAGTTTGAGCTTGTAGTAGCGTTGTAGTTAAGTTTAATGCTTGCCAATAATCCAACTTACTAATGAAGGAGTGACAAACATCTTCTGGAGCTTTTTTAAACATGCGATATGGCCTCCCTACATGACACATGCAACGGTAATCCTAACCTTTATTTGGGGGTTACTAGAAGCAATGCAATCTTTTACCACGTGGTTAAATAAGATTTCAGTATATATTTTCATCGGATATTTAGTAACCATGACCGTTGTTTATATTGTATGCATTATAGCTTACTCTTACAAATTACAACAAATCATTAAGAAATTAGCAGACAACAATGACGGTTTAACTAACCAACATGAAATTGATTTGGCAGATAAACAGCAACTACTGCGAGAACTAGGAATAAATCAAAAGATCGTTGAAGTACTAATCACTGCTATTCCTAGTGAAAATTTAAATGAAGTTTCCCAAAGAATTGGTCTGATGAAAGAAGTGTATAACATTGACGAAAGAAATGAAGATAGCAAAGATAATTAGCACTAAACAAATCGTTGTTAATGCCGGTTCAAATGATGGCTTAGAGGTTGGCGATGAGTTAGAGATAATAGATAAATTCGGTGATGACCCAATTATTGACCCTGACACTGGAGAAAATTTAGGAACATTAGATTTAGTTAAAGGAACTGTAATTGTAAGCAAAGTTTACCCTCACATGGCGATTGCTGATTCGCCAAAAACATCAACACTGGCTAACCTCATGCGCCCTAACTATTTACCTGGTTTACATGGGGACACTATTCAAAAGGACTTAAACGTTGACCCATCTCAAATCACTGGTGGCTTTCCTCAATCTGATAATCAGCAAATCCGCATTGGCGATATAGTGATCAAACGTTAATCGGGGTGAAATCTTTGTCTGAAATCCGTAACTACTTAGAAAAAGTAGCAGCTAACCACAATATTGAAATAATTTGGACCAATAAGCTGGCTCCTGAAACCCCGCCAGGCTGTTCACTCCATTATCGCAATATAGTTATGAATCTTAACTGGCATCACCCCGCTGAAATTTCGTTTCAACTTGCTCACGAAATTTCACACATCTTAAATGGTGATGAAACTGATATTTGCTTCTACCACGCTACCTTCACAGGCAAACACTCCGTTGAATATAAAGCAAACACTGGCGCAGTTAAGCTTATGGTTCCTTTTTATTGCCAAGGCGTGCCAAAAGAAACCATAAACGTATATGATTTTATGGAATCATACGAAGTGCCAAGCTACCTTGACAATGTAGTCAGGGAAGAAGTGCACAACTATTACATTTCAAACGGATACTAATAATACGTCCAAGCGTGATCGATGTTAAAAGCTGTTATTGGGAGGATTATATATGAAAAAATAGGTTTAATTTGCGCAACCGTATTAATGAGCTTGACACTTACTGCTTGCGGTAGCTCTTCATCACAAAAGTCCACAAAGATCAGCAGTAGTTCTTCATCGACTAAATCAGTTCAAAAGCACAAATCCGCAAAGAAAAACAAGCAAGAAAAAAGAAGCAAAGCTCAATTAGCTCGGCTTCTTCTAGTTCATCTAATAGCCAAGCCAGCCAAACTTCCACTCAGCAAAGCAGTCAAAATAGTTCTCAGCAACAAGCTGTGCAATCAGCTCAGCAAAGCAATTCGCAACTAACTAATAACGGTCAAATTAATAATGCACAAGATGCATTAAATGCTGCCAAAGCAAAATATGGTGATGGTAACGGTAACTACCATTGGACCATTATGTATGACGCTGACACTAATCAACCAATTCAAAATCCAGATGGCTCATATTTTGTAAAGGCAATTGATCCAACCCAAGGAACCATGACTGGAACAGCTCAAAGCGTCAATGTTTATCCAGACGGTTCTATGACTAATAACTAAAAAAGCCCTCTCCGAAGAAAGGACTAAATTTTAGGTTCGGGACTATTCAAAGCTTGTTCAAGAAGAAACTTTAAATCTTTTTTTTCTGCAATTATAGCTTTAGAACTGGCTTCCTCATAAGACATATTAGTTTGCCCTAACTCCAAGACGGTATATAAGTTCTTCCTTTGCCAAAAATTCAGTGAATCGAGAAAGGAGTCAAAAGGTGATTTCTCTTGCCTAAAAAACATAAATTTTTTCCTCCGGGTTTGTATAAAGTTTCAGGTGGATGTGTTACAGCTGTTTCCGTGCTTACTGGAATCTGGCAAATTCCACAACTTGAAGGAATTAGCAGATATTTTCCGGTAGTTTTAGTAATTATTATAGGCGTTTTTATCATGTGTGTCATTTATTTACTTCACTCAGAATTCCAAGACTATCAAAATTGCGAAGATAGTTTAAAAGAATCGAATGGCCAGCGTGATTCATTGCAACACAATAACGAAAAGCTCTCAAGCGAAATTACTGATCTAAAAGATAAAATCGATGATCTAAAAAGTGAGAACAAACGTCTAAAATTGAAAAATGATCGTTTGAGTGACCAACTCGATCAGCAAAAGGGTTCAGCATTAACAATTAAACCAAATATTGAGAATATCAATCTTTTCATAGGGCAAAGTAATGATGGCTCCCACGAAAGTACATCCAAAATAGCAAAAACGGATACTAAGATTGTGAAAAATAAAAACGAAAAGCATGCTGATTAGTCCAAATAAATTTAGGAGGAAAAATGAAAAAACCAAATTTTTTAAATAAGATTGCTGCATTTTATCCTATTGATTTAAAGGATGGAAATGATAGTCCAATTTTTACATAAATTATGACAAGGCACCACTAATAATAGAGTTACACCTAAATTGTGTACTAGCTGGGTTAACACCAGAGAAAAGTTATATAGTTCACCTTAACGTCTTAAGCGATGATGGGACTACCAAGGTAGATTCTGATAATTATATTACTGGAAAAGATATTTTTGAAGGCAACTATATAAAAGAAGAAAAGATTAATACTGGTAGCTTTACTATAACAACTTCAAGATTCGTAGTTAATCCAGGAATTCATTACTACAATGTATCTTTAGTCTTAAAAGATTCCGATGGGAATATTTGGGATAACGCATCAACTTGGTTTTTAACTAAGCCAGGTCAAGATTAAATCTATAATTTGGGGTTATTTAAAGATTTACGTCCAAATTCTGATGACACTAAAAGCTGCATTTATTGGGAGTGATTATTTATGATGATTTTAGGTTTTCTTTTTCTGCTGCTTGCCGTCTGGTACTGGATACGCAACCGAGATCGCAAAGGCGGTAAGATCAGCGCCCTGCTCTTAGCGGTGGTCGGGCTGACCATCATCGGCTTTACCCACGCAGACAACGTGGATAAGCAACGGGCTGCGGAATCGTCATCGATTGCGTCATCTAAAAAGGCCAAGTCTGAGTCCATCTCAGAATCCAAGAGCGAGTCGCGCGATCAGGCTATGGATGACGCTACATATACCGCGTTAGCTAAAAATCTGACCAGTCAGATGGCCAGTGATTCTACGCTCAACGGCTTTAAGATCGATTATAAAGATGACGGCCAGTTCTACGTAACTGTGCCTAACAGCGTTGCCGCTATGACTGACAACGAGCAGAAGGAAGTCTACGGGAGCGTGATCAACCTGCTCGAAAGCCATCATGCTAATGCGCCAGTGTCGTTCTACGATCAAAACGGCAATGCTGTTGCTCGCATGACGCTGAGCGGCGGTGTTAAACTGTACAAATAAAAAGCCCACCCGCACAATGCGAGTGGGGAGAAGTTAATTACGTAGCCATTATACCATGAAGGAGCGGATATTATGGCACAAATCGTTGCAAGCCTTTAGAAAAGAAACTCATCCAAAATCATCACCATTAGTCAACAATTAATTTTAAAAGAGAGATGTTAATTAAATGTCAACTACTGATAAAAAATATATAAAAAAAACTAAAATAAAAATCATAGCGATTATAAATGAAACTACCGTCATAATCAATGCTGGTACTCGCGAAGGCATCAAAAACGATGATAAATTTAATATTTTAGATAAAAAAGTATATAAATTAACTGATCCAGACACACATGAAGTATTAGATACGTTTAAAAAATATAAACAAAAATTATATGTAAAAGAATTGCATGAAACATATTGTATCTGTGTTTCTACTTATAAAAAGCATATAATGCCTGCGTCTCTGATGAAATCATTAACTGAACCGCTTAACCCATTTCTCAAACAAGATAAAGAGAGCGTAAAGATAATCGGTAAAAAATGAAAATTGATCCAAAAGAGATTAACGACATTTTATCAAGCTATAGCTATTCAACCGTTCACGTAGGCGATGTGGTCAAAATTATCTAAATTAAAGTTTCTTGACAGCTTATTAATTAGAGGGTATTATTAACGGTAACACTGAGAGGTGCACCGTACGCTAGTGCACCACCCCCTTAGCTGTCTAGAGACACCTAAGGGGTTTTTTATGTCTGAAATCAACTTTGATAAACCTTTTATGCCATTCAATGGCATGGTAGAAAAATTAAGGGCTAAACACTTAACCATTAACAATGACATAGATGAAAAGCTTTTACGAATACTACTAAAAGACTATGGATACTCTTTTATAATCAATGGGTACAAGCATCCATTTACCCATAAAGATGTAAATGGAAATGAGTTTTTCGATGATAATGTTTCTGTTCAGGATATTTATAATATGTATTTCATAGATTCAACATTATCTGAATTGCTATTTAAAAATGCGCTTCATGTAGAAAACAAACTAAAAGCAACATTAGGCTATATCATAGCAGAAAAATACGGTGTTGATAGCAACCTCAATAACGATTCATCATATTTGAATAGCGATAACTACACAGATAACGGTAAATCAAGTAATGTACTTGGCAAGATACGAAGTAAAATATCCAATCCTTATAGCAGTAGCAGGCTATTAAAACATTACAAAACAAGTAAAAACCATATTCCTCCCTGGATATTAATACAATCATTAACCTTTGGAGAATTAATTAGATATTATAAAATCCAAAAAGACGATGTCAAAACTAAAGTAGTTAATAATTTCTTACCGTGTAAGGAGCAAGACGTTGCAAATACAAAAGCACTATTTATTTCTTCGCTAGAATTACTTAGATGTTTTAGAAACAGTGCAGCCCATTCATCACCAATATATTTTTTCGATCCGTACACAGATGAAAAAAATACAAATAAAAAAATATTGCCTAAAAAAGAGCTGATAAAATTTCTTGGGCCTAATATTTTCAATAGTGATTTTGACCCTAGAATTAAAAATTTTGGTCGGAAAGACTTATATGGCGTAATGCTTGTATTAATTTTACTGCTCAACACTCTACAAGAAAGGGCTTTCCTAAGAGATTTAAAAAACTTCAATAATACATTACAAGATGAAACTTTTACAAAGATTGAATATTTAAAATATTCACATTTGCCATCTGAATATATACAACGCTTAGAAAACGCTCGCAAGCACTTAGAGGAAAATATCTTATGGCAAATTTTATGAAACGCAACGGCAAGTGGCAAGCCAGAGTTTCCTGGCGAGATGCCGACGGCAAGTTGCACCAAAAATCCAAAGCCGGGTTTGCGACTAAGGCTCAGGCTAAACTTTATGCAGCCGAGCTCGAATCTGAGCTGGGTAAAGGTGTGGATGTCTCTGCTGACCCGGTGTTTGCCGACTACTTCGATCAGTGGTACAAGACATACAGAGAGCCACACTTGACCGAATCATCTAAATATCAATACACGACAAATATAAAATCGGTGAAAAACTGTTTGGAAATGCCAAGCTAAAATCGATTAGTCGAACGGTTTTTCAACAAGCTATCAACGAATACGGCAAAAACCACGCTAAACGTACTGTCGCACGCCTGCACTCCCACATAAGGTCTTGTGTTAAGGCAGCCATTGCCGACGGTATAATCAATCGAGATTTCACTCATGGTGTACAGCTAAGCTACAATAGCAGCAATGAATACCATGTAGAATATCTTTCGATTGACGAAATTAAACGATTGATAGCAGTTGTAACGGATGACTTATCGCCAGACAACATCCCTGCATATATCATCTTAACAGCCATTTACACCGGTGCTCGTTTCGGTGAGATCGTTGGTCTGACGTGGGATGATGTTGACTTTGACGCAAAAACAATCACAATCAACAAAACGTGGGATTACCGCTTGCATCAAGGATTTATGCCGACCAAAACCCCACACTCGATTAGGACTATCATAGTTAATGACAAGTTTTTGAGCTTAATCGCGCAGCTCAAACACGGCACTCGGCCAACGGATAGAATCTTTAATTTGAAAGGGTCGACTTTTTTCAATCAAAAAGTTAATCGATGTTTGCATAAGTATCTTAAGCAAGCTGGCATTGATAAACAAGGAATCCATTTCCATAGCTTGCGCCATAGCCACGTTGCCTATCTGCTCAGTCAAGGTGTGGACCTATACGCGATCAGCAAGCGACTAGGTCATGCCAACATGTCGATTACGAGTAACACATATGCCTACTTTATCGACGAGTATAAGCGCAAATCCGATAATTTAATCAAGGACAAATTAGACAAATTATAAAACCGTTGTACATATGTTGTACAGCGGTTTTAAAAACGCCTATATATCAACGGTTTATCCTTTATAGTTATGTTGATGCCAAATAAGAACACCGAGGCAAAGCTGATTTTACCTGCTTTATGGTTCGACATGACCGTCACCTCTTTAATAATAAAAAAGTCTTATTATCAATAATTTATCACTGCTTTAAGCCGTTTGTCAGCATTTTGCTGGTGGGTAAACTATTAATCAGCTTTTTTAAATTGCCGTCTGACCTGCAAGAATCGCAAAATCATCTAAAAAACGGTACGATTCAAATCAACAAAGCCTTTTCTATTTGAGATTTTCTGCTATACTGAAACCAAGTTGAATATTTTTCCGCACTAGGGGAGTCCATGTTCTGGACTGAGACGCGCGCAGCGACGCGTAAACTCTTTGAACCTGTTAAGTCGATGCTTGCGAAGGAAAGTGCTTTTTCTTTTTTGAATTGGAATCAACCAGATCCGCGAGCGTTTTGACGAGTTCGCGGATTTTTTATTTCAGCCAATCAAAGGAGGAATTCAAATGAGTCTAATTGCTCAGCTGCGCAAGCAAAATCCAGTAGTGCTGACTGTAGCCAACATGGTCACGCCCGCTGACGTTGCCAATGGCTTAAACGTTTTAGGTGCTTCGCCAATCATGTCCAAGGCCCCTAAAGAAGCTGAAGACATGGTTAAGATCGCCCAGGCCGTGACGATTAATCTGGGAACCGTTGAAGCCGCACAAAGAAAAGAAATGCTAGCGGTTATGGACGCCGCGCAGTTTTTAGAGGTCCCAGCCGTTTTTGATCCGGTTGCGTGTGCCGGCAGCGCCTATCGTACCCAGGTCGCCAATGAGCTTTTAAATAAGTATCATTTTGCCTGTATCCGCGGAAACGCCGGCGAGATTGCGGCCTTAGCCGGAATTGACTGGCAAAGCCACGGAATCGACGCGGGATCTGGGGATGGTGATCTGACCGCCATCGCGCAAAAATGTGCCCAAAAATATCAAACCGTCGTTGCAATGACTGGAGCCGTAGATATTATTACTGATGGTCAAAAAGTCATCAAGGTTCCATTTGGCTCGCCATTATTTGCCGTTCATGTAGGAACTGGCGACATGCTTTCTAGTATTATCGCGGCTTTTATCGGTTTGGGCGGCAGTGTCTTAGAAGCGGCTGCCACGGCTTGTGAGGTATTTGCCTTAGCCGGCCAGGCCGCTGCCAAGCAGGCCCAAACGCCAAGCCGCTGGTACGACATGTTTTTGGATAATCTTTACCAAGCTGATGATCAATTGATTGCAGCCTGGCAAACCGAATTACAGAAAGAAGACTGA